CAACAGGATAACTGCTATAGATTCGAAGAAGGCTTTGGAAAAGATGTAGTAACTGGAGTTGCAAAAGCAGGTACGAATAAAATGGTATGTAAGACAGGCCCCGTAATACAGCCAAGTGCTACTCAGCAATTACTTAATTTACCTTACCCGAATCAAAAGACTGTCGTAGCAGTATATAACTTTGGAGATAATTCAGGTCAGAGAAAAGGTGGAGATAACATAGCGAGTTTTAGTACTGCTGTAACTCAGGGAGCTCATCATATTCTGATTGAAGCTTTAAGAGATGCAGGAAAAGGAAACTGGTTTGTTGTTGTAGAAAGAACAGGACTTGATGCTTTGACAAAAGAAAGACAACTTGTAAGAAGTACTTTTGAAGCATACAACAAAGGGGCAGATGGAAAAACAATTTTAAAACCACTACTATATGCAGGAATGATTATAGAGGGTGGTATCGTTAGTTATGATACTAACGTAAGAACTGGTGGTAACGGTGCTCGATACTTAGGTATCGGTATGAAAAATCAATATCGTGAAGATGTCGTTACAGTAACATTAAGAGCTGTATTAGTTCAGACAGGGGAAGTCTTGTTGAATGTTACAACCACAAAAACTATACTATCAACTGGAGGTGGAGGCGACGTATTCAGGTTCATTGAACTTGGTACAGAACTCGTGGAAATCGAAAGCGGTAGTACAGAGAACGAGGCTGTCGGCCAAGCTGTAAGAGCTGCAATAGAAGCAGCTGTATATGGCTTAGTTGTACAGGGGCTCGAAAAAGAGGTTTGGGATTTTAATTACTCAAGCCTGGGAGAGAAAGAATGAAAAAGATAATTGGACTATTCGCGATATGTCTATCTTTTACAGCGTTTGCGGGTAATAATGATTTATATATTACTCAAACAGGTACAGGACTTACCTTGACTATTGACCAAATAGGTGCTACCAATACAATTGGTAAAACCGACAATAGAGCAACTTTGTCAGGTACTTCAATGACAGTAGATATAGACCAGATTGGTGATACTAACACCTTTTTGGCTTCACTACTTCAAGGCAACTCATCTAGTTGGACTTATAGTGTGACAGGAGATAGTAACACTGCTACTTTAGCAGGTGGAGCTACGGGAGACATTGCTAACTCTGATTTTGATTATATCACAATTGGTGACAGTAATACTCTTACTTGGACTCAAGGTGCTGCAGCAACAGCTACTGGAGCCAATACTGACTTTACTATAACAGGAACTTCAAATGCCGTAACAAGTACTTGTGAAGTTGTGGGTTGTATAAATGCTTGGACTATTAGTGGAAACAGTAATACTATTACTACATTACAGACAGGTTCTGCTGACCATGAGATCACAGCTACTTTGACTGGAAGTTCTAATACTGTAACTATTGACCAAACTGATACTGCAAGTACAAACGTTGCTAACATAGTATCTACTACATCAAACGGTACTATTAATGTAGACCAATGCGCGTCTGGCTGTTAATACTATTTAGTATTCCAGCCTTTTCGACAGAGATCGGAGAGATATCTGAACTACGAGGTAATGGGGAGATTACTAGAGTAAACTCTAATGACTCTTTCACTGCTGAAATAGATTCAGATATCTTTTCTTTTGATGATGTAAGAACTGGAAATGGTAGACTTGCAATTGAATTTTTAGACTCTTCTATTGTAAAACTTACAGAACATTCAAAGTTAATCATAGATGAGTATATCTTTGACCCAGACCCAAGCAAGAGTAAAATGGCTCTTAACATGGCATCTGGAACAGCTCGATTTATTTCGGGAGCTTTTGGAAAAATTGATAAAGAAAATATAACAATCAATACTCCAACAGCTAAAATAGGTATTCGTGGTACAGATTTCACAACAACTGTAGACGAATTAGGCAGAAGTTTAGTTATACTACTACCAGATGAGAATGGAGACTCATCAGGAGAGATAACAGTAACAACTGCAGCAGGAGTAGAGATACTCAACGAAGCTTTTCAAGCAACAATGGTTTCAGCATGGGAACAACCACCCACACAAGCGGTAACCTTAGGAAACTTAACACTTGGAATGATTGACAATATGTTAATTGTTCAAAGACCCGAAGAAGTCGAACAAGCAGTAGAAGAACAACAAGCAGGTACATCACCAACTGCAGACTTAGACAAAGACTTCTTTGAAGATGCACCAGATTTAAACTGTGATGCTCTAGTAGAGGAATGTGACGATGAAGATAAAGAAGTCACAAGATTAGACATCGATTTACTAAGTGTAGAGTTTCTGGTAGACTTATTAGCACTTGTAGAAACTACAAGCAAAAAGAAAAACCAAACTTCAGAATTAAATGGAGTAGAACTCGAAGGTATAATAGGAGGCTTTGACCCCGTATACCAAACATACACTTTTGTGGAAGAAGGAATGATTTACTTTGTTCACGAAGGACAGAACAACTACGATATAGGTATCGATATAAACGCAGGTACTTATTTATATATAAACAACGCAGGAGTAATATTGGAGGTGAATATCAATGGTGCGGGTGATAACGTTATTATTATTAATCAGTCCCCTTAGCTTTGCTGGGGATAACTCTACTACGATTATTACAAAAGGAACGAATAATCAAATTACTACTAAGCAAATAGGTAATGGTAATACTACTTACATTCTCTGTGGTGCAAACTCAGGAGGTACGATAACTGGAGCCTCTTATAGTTCCCATAGTTGTACAAATGCCGTATGGAGCAGTACTGTAGAAGGTAATAGTAATACTGTTAAAATGTATACTGTATGGTCAAATAATATAGGAAACTCTTCTACTGTAACAATAGATGGTAATGATAACTACGCATACATTGACCAAGATGAAGATGATAATACAGTAACCGTTACTCAGACAGGCAATGATAACCATTCAGAATCATTAGGTTCAGGAGATGATAATGTCTATTCAACTACTCAAACAGGAAACAATAAATATAGCAAAATATTCTTTTTCGGTGATAATTCTACTATCACTGTTAATCAGTATGGGACTGGCCAACATAATTCTTATATTTATGGAAATGGTGGTGCGCACAATAACTCGGCTACTGTAACTCAGTATGGTAGTGGTAACAAGGATGCAGACATATTCTTTTACAACTCTGACAATGAAGTAGACTTAACACAATACGGAACTGGAGCTCACGTAGCAAATATGAAATTTTATACAACAGGATATGATGTAGATGTAACTCAACTTGGAGCTACAAATCAAACATATACTGCAACTTTTAATTGTACAGCTGATTGTACAAAAACAATATCTATCACACAACAATGAAAAAACTACTACTCTTAGTACTATGTACTCAATTACAAGCTTATGACTTTGATTTTAAACAAATAGAAGAAGACAGACAAAGAATAGAAGCATCCGGGTATACCTGGGACTTTAATATCCAAGAACCCCGCCATAAATATTTTGTAGTAATAAATGCATTAGATGTTGCTACTACTATGTACGCTATTGAAAATAGAAATACTTTAATCGAAGGAAATGCTTTTCTACCTGAAGACCCTGAACTTGAAGAGTTACTCTTACATAAAGCAGTAACATCTTATGCTTTAAATTATACAGGACTTTTTAGTACTTATCCAGACGATACGTGGGCTTTAACAGCTACGAACGTATTGATAACTATGGCAGTATTAAGCAATTTACATATGATAAATACTAATGATTAAACTAATAAACCCTACAGTATTGCTACTCTCACTTGGACTTCTAATCTGGAATCCTTACCCTCTTAAAATTCTTGAGTTAAGTACCTTCGATTACTTAATGTCAAAATCCCCAACAATTCAAAATGAAAATATACTTCTTGTCGACCTTGACGAAGAGATAGTAGAAGCTTACGGAGGATATCCTCTGCCAAGAAGTTTATTTGCCAGCATGATAGAGAATACAGAAGGAGTATCTGGACTAACTTTATTAATGCCCGACCCTGATTTAAGAGACAACAGAAATGACTATAAGTTAGCATCTGCTATGTCAGTTAGACCAACAGTGTTAGCTTATACAGCTTCAACACAAGCATCTGAGTCAGGGCCTCATGTAGGTACTGCTCAATTAGGGGAGAATCCATTACCATGGCTATTGAACTATCCGGGAATTTTAAGACAATTACCAGTACTACAACTGAACGCAGGAGGCGTGGGATTAATAAACTCAAGTCCAGAGCTAGACGGCGTCGTCAGACGCATGCCCGTCGCCGTAGGTAGCGGAGATAAGATCTACCCAAGTTTTGCACTTGAAATGCTAAGACTCGCAGTGGGCGACCCAAGTTATCAAATTAAGACTAATGAATCTGGAGTAGAGTGGTTAAGAATACCCAGCTACCCAACCGTAACTACAGATGCAAATGCACGTATATGGATTCAACAGAATGTAAAATTTTATAGACAAACTGCGGCAGAGTATATGGAGAATCCAATACCTGCACCTTTTGTTATCTTCGGGGTTACAGCGGAAGGAGTAACTAACCCAGTTCCCACAGCACAAGGAGCTGTATATCCGCACGAAATTCAAGCAAATGTTCTCCATTCTTTAATAGAGGGGAACAGTCCATCCATCCCGACATGGAATGTAGCAGTAGAGTTAGGAGCCGCCCTTTTAGCTCTACTATTACTTTGGGCAACTGCATCTCGTATATGGTTATCACTTCCAATTTTAATTATAACTATTGGAGGCCTTATTTACTTTACCTTGGAGATGTGGAAATCTTCTTACTTGGTTGACGTTTCTGGCACTATTTTAGTCGGGTTTTTATTCTGGAGTATTATAACTTTCAGGAATTTCATTACGCAGTTTTTGTTGAGATTGCAAATTAAACAACAATTTGGCACGTACGTTAGTCCGGCCTTGGTAAAAAAATTACAGGACGACCCCACATTACTGAGATTGGGTGGGGAGACAAAACGACTCACTTTTCTTTTTTCAGATATTCGAGGATTTACACCAATTTCCGAAAAATACCAAAAAGACCCTCAAGGTCTTACTCATTTAATTAACCGCTTTCTAGACAATCAGACAGAAATAATTCTTAAGCATGAAGGCACAATAGATAAATATATGGGAGACTGCATAATGGCTTTCTGGAACGCTCCCTTAGATGTAGAAGAGCAAGAAAGAAAAGCCACAGAGTGTGCTATTGAAATGAGAATAGCATTAGGAGAATTAAATGAAAAACTCAGGGAAGAAGGCCTTGACGAAATTAACACAGGGGCTGGAATCAACACAGGACCATGTGTTGTTGGAAATTTTGGGTCTAGTACTCGTTTCGACTATAGTGTACTTGGTGATGCCGTTAATTTAGCTGCTCGTTTAGAATCTTCTTGTAAGGAGTATGATGCAGATCTAATCATATCCGAGCACAGTTTAGTTGACGGATTTGATTACGAGTTCCTAGCAGAAGTCACGGTAAAAGGAAAGACCGAACCAGTTAAAATATATACCATCAGAAAATAGTTCTTGACTTTTAGCTGTGATTTTGGTATAATTATTGAAGAACAAAAAGTTCAAGCATTTAAGGGAGTAAACATGGATGTCAACCAGGTGGCCGCAGAATTAGCAAAACATGAAGCGGTATGCGCCGAAAGGTGGAAAACCATTTTCAATAAGATAACAGACATGGAGAAAGGTGCGGATGGAAGATTCACCAATATGGACAACCAAGTCTCAAGAATAGAAACAATACTTATTAGCGTATCTGGCACTTTAATAGTTGCTGGAGCTGGTATAATATGGACTATGTTTTCAATGCATAGTTAGGAGAAAATATGAAAAAAGATTATCAAACTAAAGATATAAAAGCTACTAAAACAAAAAGTAGTACTGAAATCAGAGAAGAAAACGATGGACTCTTTTATTTTGATTTTGATGGAGAAACTCACGGTTTCACTAAATTAGAAAATGCAGAAATAGCATTAAATAGACTTAAAGGAGAATAGATGTCTAATTCAATAGAAGAAGCGTTAAAAGACGCAGTCAAGCAAGTAGAAGCAGGAACAGTACAGGAAGGTAAAGGAGCAGAGCCCGAAGCCGCACCACTATCTGCGAGAGTAAAAAGATTACTTGCAAGAAAGACAAATCTTCAAAGAAGCAAAAGAAGTAAATTACCAAAAACCTTGAGGTGAAAAAGAAATCACCTGAGGAAAGATACAAAATTTGTAAACAATGTCCTCATCTAAAGAAGTGGAAAGTTTGCGAACTTTGTAGTTGTTTTATGCCCCTCAAAACTAAAATAAGATGGGCAGAGTGTCCCGACAAACCCCCTCGTTGGACATAGGAGTACTAAATGGCTTTAACTGCTAAACAGAAAAAACTACCAAAAGCTTTACAACAAGCAATATTAAAAAGAATGAAGAAAAAAGGTAAAAAGAAAAAGGGTGGAAAAAAGAAACGTTCAAGAGGTTAAACCTCTCCCAGATTACATTATTTGGTTATTTTATTTTAGGAAATTAAATAAAGTATGTCCCTGGTCTTATAAATCATTTATAGCAGGTACTACAAATTTTGTTAATTACAGTGAGGACTTATTATTACAAAATGAGACTAACTGGAATAAACAATCATGGGAGGTGATTATCTATCTAATGGGTGATGACTATACTCTTGACGACATGGACGCTATTACAGAACATAGAAACGAAGTCCAAAACACTTGTGAATACTTATGGTCACACCCATCTTTTTCAAAAGGTGGCAACAACCAAGCCCCGAAGCGTATAATTATACAGCAAGACAGGGCAAGACTGATGGAACTAAGAAATGGCAAGAAAAAGAAAAGCAGCTAAGAAAAGACCTGTACCTACAAATCCAGCATTATATGCAAGGGTAAAGGCAGCAGCAAAAAGAAAATTTAAGGTCTATCCGAGTGCATACGCAAACGGATGGTTAGTAAAAACATATAAGCAACGTGGCGGAAAATATAGAATGGGCGTTGCAAGGAAAAGGAAAAAATGACAAATTGGTTTAAAACTAAACTAACTCAATTATTAAACATAGTCACAGGAAAAGATAAGAACTGGGACGGGTCAGTAGATATCAAGGATAAATTGATAGCAGCTGAACAGAAAGCAAAAAATGGAAGCTAAACTTTTAAAAGACGGAAAATTCGTATTAGTACAGAAAGGCGGTCACACAGATGCCGCTTCTGTTATAAAATCTTGTAAAACCATAATCTCACACTCACAAATGATATTAGACCATTTAGATAATCCAGAAGCGGATTTACCTACTTGGTTTACAAATAAAATAGCAATTTCAGAGTATGAAGTAGTTTCAGCTGCAAATTATATTGCAGATGGAGATATGGATCATCATCAAGATGGCTAAACCTAAAGGCGGATTATCAAAGTGGTTTAAAGAAAAATGGGTGGATATATCCAGACCCAAGAAAAAAGGTAAGTATCAACCTTGCGGAAGGGGTAAAGCAAAAACCTCACGAAAAGGATACCCTAAGTGTGTGCCTTTAGCACGTGCAAGAACAATGAGCAAAGCTCAGAAAAGGTCGGCAGTTCGCCGTAAGAGGGCAGTACCTCAAGGCGTTGGTGGAAGACCCACTAACGTTCGTACTTTTACTAAACGGAGACGTCGAAAGAAGAAGTAAAATATGAATAATCTAACTCACGAAGTAGAGAAGCTATTAGATTTATCACAAAGATTAAAAGCGGCAGTTCATTTAGAATTAGAGTATGGCTGCCAACTAAAAAAGTTACTAAATTTACCGAGAACCCCAAATAACAAGGTTCTCATTAACAGGCTAATAAGCCAAAGTACTCGTTAAGAGTAGATAGGAATTAAAAATGGCAAGACAAGGCGGATTTTTAAGCGGACCAAGCGTCCACTCAACTTCCAAGCTAAGAAAGCATGTATTGAAAAGAGGTTTAACTCGTGATTTAAATGCAGCAGCTGGAACTTATGTAAACACTAAGTCACCAATGTCCACACCTGGTGGATTTTATGGTGCAGCACCAAAAGCAGTAGGGCCAAGATTTGGTAAAACAGTCAACCCTAAAAGAGCAAAGTTTGGAAAGAAAACACCTTCTACTATATTGACGAGAAGGAGAAGAAGATAATATCTTAGAACAAATAAATAAACTTATGAAGTCGGGTAGACTCGACAAAGTAGTAAAGAAATCTTTACTTATAGGGATGAAGAATGGCACTAACAGCAGCAGAAAAAGCAAGGCTAAAAAGAGCAGGTCTTAGCGGACTTAACAAACCTAAGAAAACCCCAAGCCACAAAACTAAGAAAGCCGTAGTAGGTGTAAGAGTAGGTGGTAAAGTAAAGATTATTAGGTTTGGAGCCCAAGGAATGGGCCACAACTATAGTCCAGAAGCAAGAAGAAGTTTCAAGGCAAGACATGCAAGAAACATTAGGAAAGGAAAATCTTCCGCTGCTTACTGGGCAAACAAAGTATTTTGGGCAGGCAAAGGAGGCTCTAAAAAGCGTCCACCAAAATCACAAAAACGAACTTTAGGATTAAAAAGAAGGAGAAAATAATGTCAACTGCAAACGGAACAAAGCTATGGCTTGAAGAAGGCATAGTACATGCAGGAAAAATGCTACAAGATTTAATGAAAGTCGAAGAATTCAGAGACTTATCACCAGCAGAGAAGAAGATCAAAACTGTATCGGCTACTTACTGCTACCTTTATACAAAACTAAAAGAACTGGATTTACTTATAGATTCAGAAGATAACATATTCCCAGACGAGACAATACATTGATAGAAATTAGTCGTACAGATATAGTCAGTAATTATTTAATGGACGTAGAACAAGAGTCACGTTTTATAAAACTTCCTATAACAGAGTATCTCGAATTATTAGGTATAGAGCCTAATACTTCACAAAGAGCCATTATAAATGCTATTAACAACCCAAAATATCGTTTTGTATGTGCGGCTATCTCTCGTCGTCAAGGTAAAACTTACATTTCAAATATAATAGGACAACTGGTTTGCTTAGTACCAAACAGTCATGTACTATTAATGTCCCCCAACTATTCACTATCGCAAATCTCATTTGATTTGCAGAGAAATTTAATCAAACATTTTGATTTAGAGGTATTAAGAGACAATGCAAAAGATAAAGTTATTGAACTATCTAACAACTCTACGATTCGTATGGGTTCCATTAATCAGGTTGACTCGGTGGTGGGTAGGTCATATGATCTCATCATATTCGATGAGGCCGCTCTCACAGATGGGAGGGATGCTTTCAATGTTGCGCTCAGGCCCACATTAGACAAAGAAAACTCCAAAGCAATCTTTATATCTACTCCAAGGGGTAGAAACAATTACTTTGCAGAGTTTTACTACAGAGGTTTTAGTGAAGAGTTTCCAGAATGGTGTTCCGTAAAAGCAACTTACCACGAGAATCCTCGTGTTGCCGAGTCCGATATTACAGAAGCCAGAAAAACAATGTCGGAAAATGAATTTGCTCAAGAATATATGGCGGACTTTAATGTCTATGAAGGCCAAGTATGGGCATTTAATCATGAGACTTGTATAGCAGACTTATCTCAAATTGATGTAAGTAATATGGATGTTTTTGCTGGCCTTGACGTAGGTTACAAAGACCCTACAGCTTTCTGCGTAATCGCATATGACTGGGATGCGAAAAAGTACTATCTTATAGATGAGTACATGGATGCGGAAAAAACAACAGAACAACATGCAGTTCAGATTCAAAAATTAATTCATAAATGGGATATTGACTATATTTATATTGACTCTGCAGCTCAACAAACAAGATACGACTTTGCACAAAATTATGATATCAGTACTATAAATGCTAAGAAATCTGTATTAGATGGAATTGGACATGTAGCCACTGTAGTCGATAACGATGAAATAATCGTCGACCAAACTTGCAAAGAAGCACTTATCTCATTGGACCAGTATCAATGGGATCCAAACCCTAATTTATTAAAAGAGAAACCAAAGCATAACATGGCATCCCATATGGCCGATGCTATGCGATACGCGTTATACACATTTGAAACATCAGCCACAACGTTCTAATAAGACCTGTAAAAAACAGTTCTTGACATTTGCTGTATGTTTTTGGTATAATTCTAATTAAGAGTAGAAATATGAATTTCAAAAGAGATTTAGTTAAATACGTACGAGATAAAGCGAAATCACAATATAATAAATCAAGCAATTGTTTTATATGTGATTCCACCGAACAGTTAGATTTTCATCACTACCACGGGCTTACAGAACTACTAGAAACTTGGATAAAAAAGAAAAAATTAATTATTAAAAACGAACAAGAAATACTAGAGATTCGAGAAGCCTTTATTGATGAACATCAGAAAGAACTTTATGAAGATACAGTAACACTTTGCCATAGCCACCATATGAAGTTGCACTCAATATATGGTAAAAGACCCAAGCTGATACACGCAGAGAAACAAAAAAGATGGGTCGAGAAACAGAGAGATAAATATGGCATGGTATGATAGATTCTTAGGAAGAAATAGCGAGGAAAAACTAAATCCTTCGCAATACGTTATATCTCGAAATGAGGGAATGACTGTTGATTCTCGTGAAATCGTAACCAACTATAGAAATGCTTATGAGCAGTTAGAGATTGTCAACCGTGCAGTAAATATGATTGTTGACGACGTAGCAGAGATACCTTTTGCAGTTGGAGAAAAAGTACTGGGTACTACTAATGTTGTAAAAAATATTCGTAGGTCTAAGGTTGATTTATTACTTAATAAAGAGCCTAACCCTTTTCAAGATGTAAGCACTTTTAAAAGAAATCTTATAATTGATTTACTTATAGATGGAAACATCTTTATTTACTTTGATGGAGCGCATATGTATCATTTGCCTGCTGACAAGATAACTATTTATACTGACGATAAAACGTATATAGAAAGATTTTCATATGATAACTCAATAGATTACAGCCCGAGTGAAATTATACATATAAAAGAAAATAGTTTCAATTCAATTTATAGAGGTGTACCAAGACTAAAACCAGCATATAGAACTATGCAGTTACTCTCAAGCATGAGAAACTTTCAGGATAACTTCTTCAAAAATGGAGCAGTTCCAGGATTAGTACTTAAGTCACCAAACACTCTTTCAGAGAAAGTAAAAGAAAGAATGATGAGAGCTTGGAGTATTAGATACAATCCAACAACAGGAGGTAAAAGACCTCTTATACTTGATGGCGGACTCGAAGTAGACGCTTTATCAAAAATTAACTTTAAAGAGTTAGACTTTGCAGAATCAATTAAATCAAATGAAAGAATTATTCTCGAAGCAATGGGCATACCACCAATTCTAATGGACGGTGGTAATAATGCAAACATTAGACCTAATCATAGATTGTACTACTTAGAGACAGTACTACCAGTAGTCAAAAAACTGGGATATGCATTAGAAAGATTTTTTGGTTTTTCACTAAATGAAGATGTAACAGGGATTCCTGCTTTACAACCAGAATTGAGAGACCAGGCAGCATACTATGCTACTTTAGTTAACACTGGAATATTAAGTGCTAACGAAGCAAGAGAAGCATTAGGAAAAGAACCTGTAGCCGGATTTGACGAGCCAAGAGTACCTGCAAATATAGCAGGCTCAGCCGTAAACCCGGAACAAGGCGGTAGACCTGAAGAGGCTGCCCCAAGCGAGGAAGAATAATTATGACAAAAGATATGATGGTAAAGTCTCTTTCTGAGTACTTTAAAAAAGAAGGCGGCCCAATGGGTTTACCTGCTTATAAAGCAAAAGGAAATGATGTTCCTGTTAAAGATTACTTATTAAGAAGAGCATTTGGTTCTTGGAGTAGAGTACTTAGTGTAGTCTCAAAAAGATACCCTGTAGACGTAATAGTCACACCAGAAGTAAAAGAAGTACCTGTTGAGAAAAAAGCACCTGCTAAGAAGAAAGTGGAGAAGAAAGATGTCAAGTAAAATTTATCATTGGACTAGCACTTTTAAATCATTAGGTGAAACTGATGATGGTGGAATAGATATTAAAGGCTCAGCAAGTACTAACGGACTCGACAGAGCTGGAGATATCATTGAAAGCGATGCGTGGACAAAAGGTGGATTAGAGAACTTCAAAAATAATCCAATTATATTGTTCAATCACAACTACGACAAACCAATTGGTCGTGCAAAAGATTTAAAAGTTACAGAAAACGGTTTAGAAATATCTGCAAAGATATCAAAAGCTGCTGGAGATGTAACACAACTAATTAAAGACGGTGTCCTTGGAGCTTTTTCTGTCGGTTTCAAAGTCAAGGAAGCCGATTATATGACCGAAACCGATGGATACAAAATAAAGGACGCAGAGCTTTTTGAAGTTTCTGTAGTATCAGTACCTTGCAACCAGGGGGCAACCTTTGGCTTAAGCAAGTCATTTGATAGTATGGAGCAATACAACGAGTATAAGCAAACTTTTTATAAGGCTAACCCAGCAGAAATAGCAGACGCTGTTAATGTTGAGCAGCCAAGAAGGGAGGAATCCCATAACATGGAGACAAATATGTCAAAAGAAAATAAATCTCCTGAAAGCAACTCAGAGTTCAATCTTGAGGCATTCGCAAAGCAAGTAGCTGCAGATACAGCTGCTGAAATTGCAATGAAACAAGCTGAACAAAAAGCTGCTGAACAGAAGGCTGCAGACGAAGCTGCTCAAAAAGCAACTGACGAAGCTGAAGTTCAAAAAGCTGCTGAAGTAGCAGATCAGGAAAAAACTAAAACTATAGTTGAAGCAGGTCTATCAGGAGCTGAAAAGCTTATGAATGACGTGGAGTCTAGAGTTAATGATAACTATTCTAACTTAGAATCAGTTGTTAAAAATCTAGAATCTCAGTTAGCTGAGAAATCAGAAGAAATCATGAATATCAGAGAGTCTAAAAGACATTTCTCTGACAGAAATGGTCAAGGCGATTGGAAGAAAACTTTTGAGCAAGATATTATTGACGCAAAATTTGCTGGTTTAGCGACTGGTAAAGGATGGGACAGTGAAGTTGCTAAAAATGTAATGGAAAAAGTTAACACTCATTCAGGTGTTCAAGTTTCATCAGCTGATTTCGAGCAAATCGTTTCAACAAACATTGAAAGAGATATCCAGAACGAATTAGTATTAGCTCCTCTATTTAGAGAAATACCAATGAGCTCTGCAAACATGATTATCCCAATCTTACCAGATAGTGGTTACGCTGAATTTACTTCAGGGTCTGCTGTAGCAAATGACAACTTAGATATGAGGTCTGCTACTTATGGTGACGATGCAGGGGTTACTATGGCTGAAAGAACTCTTTCAACTAAAAAACTTATCTCTCAATCATTCTTAGGTAATGAGACTGAAGAAGATGCAATCTTACCGATTCTTCCTTTAATTAGAGAATCAATGGTAAGGTCACACGCTAGAGCAATTGAAAACTCAATCTTAGCTGGTGACGATGCTGATGGTGTCTTTGGCACTTCAGGAGCTTCTTTCGAAGGTTTACTACACTTAGCAAGAAATGACAGTGACTATACACAATCAGGAACTGCTTTTGCAACTGATAAAATTGTAGCAACTGACTTACTTGAAATGAGAAAGAACATGGGTAAATATGGTGTGAACCCAAGTGAAGTAGTATATATTGTTTCACAAAGATCATACTACGAACTATTAGAAGATGCAGAGTTCCAAGACGCTAACCTAGTTGGCGACATGGCTACTAAGCTTTCTGGTGAAATTGGTCAAGTATTCGGTTCAAGAGTACTATTATGTGACGAGTTTGCTACACCAGCAGTTTCTAAGTTCGGAGCTATCGCAGTTAACCCAAGAAACTATGTAATGCCAAGATTAAGAGGCGTTACTGTAGAATCTGACTACGAAGTTATTAATCAAAGAAGAGTCTTAGTGGCTTCTCAGAGATTAGGATTCACTGACTTAATTGACGGTGCAACTTCTAAGTGGGCTTGGATGTACAAAGCTAGCTAATATTAGCACAATACGGTTTCAGGGAGTGTACCTAACACTCCCCCTTTTTAATTATGGCAGATTTAATAACATTAAGAGAATATAAAAACTTCGCTGGACTTACTGGAGAAAGTGAGAATGCGAAGATTAATGTAATTATTCCAGCCATCAGTCAAGCAGTAAAAACCTACTGCGGGACGAGTTTTGTAGACTATTATTCAAGTGCAAAGACAGAATACTATGACATCAATGATCAGTACACTAATGCAATAATACTCGATGAAAGTCCAATTGTGAGCGTGACTTCAGTTGCCGAAAGGAAGAAGCAATCAGACTCATATACGACACTAATAACAGGTAACTCCGACAGTAGCGGAAAATATGAATATATGGTAGATGAAGTAGCAGATACTATATTTAGAACTACTGAAACAGGAGACAAAATGTTTCCTCAAGGAAGAAAAGCGGTAAAAGTTGTGTATACTTCAGGGTATGCAACAACACCAGAAGATTTAAAATTAGCGTGTTTTGATTTAACTAAGTATTACTTAAAAGATGAAAGAAAACAAAACTTAACTATATCAGGCGCACAGATACAAAATCCTGTATCAACAAGTTTAAGAGAAAACATTGGTTTTCCAGACCATATTAAACGTATATTGGATTTTTATAAAATACATAAGTAATGGCTGGCAAATTTAAGTTTAAGTACTTATCTAGAGATAAAGATACTGGAGTAAGCTATGAAAAGTTAGTTCAAGAACAAGCAAAAAATTTAGGAAAAACTGCGACAGATTTAGGAAAGCAGCTTAGAAATGTTCAACTAGGTAGGTTAGAAGGAAGTGAAGGATTTTTTAGAGAGTTAAATGACTCTCTTGGTGCAACAGGGTTAAGTAATGACCCTGAAGTAATGAAAGCATATAAAAGATTAACAGGCGAAGCAACCCAAAAACAACTAAGTTCTGCACTAGCTCAATTAGCAGGACATTTAAAAAGAGCAGGGTCTGCATTACCTACGCAGTGGAATATAGGACATAAAACAATGGAGCCTATTAATGTTTCTATCTCTTTAACGATAATGGCAATACAAAGCGGATTGCTAGAACTAGAAGCAAAAGGAGAGGCAAATACAGTTTTTTACAGAAAACAACAATTAACAGCTGAAAGACTAAGAAAATTAAGAGGTGTAGGGCATGTTATCTCCCAAGCAGAAAAGAAAAATGACCTAGAAAATAAACAAATAGTTGCTAAGTTAAAAGACATGAAAAAAGATGGCCATATAGATATAAGCCATTTAAAACAGTTAGACTTAAAATTAAATGATGGAACTCTTGCAAGATATCAAATAGAAACAGAAGATTTAAATAAAGATATTAAAGGAGTCAAGCAAAAAACACTTGGAGCAATGAGAAAAGCTTTAGTATCTGGAACTTCCGCAGGTATGAGGTCTAGTTTAGCAAAGGCACTAAGTGACGCAGATATTACTAGCATTACAGGGTCTAAAAGTATTGGAAAAGAATTAGGAGAGCAATTAGTAGAGGCTGCAGTAGGTAAAAAGAAAAGAACTTATAAAAAAACGACTAAAGGAAAGAAAAGAGTAAAAACACAGGTAGATACTCAAAAAATAACTACTAAAGCACGAAAAGTTGGAACAGGGGCGGCTATAATTGCAAAGCAGTTGGAAGCTCAAAATAAAGTATTAACAAGCGCTTCTGTAGGTAAATCAACTGATGATGAAGCTCTTTCTCTAAATAAAATAAAATATAATATCAATAGAAGTTTGGGTGCAGAAGTTAGAAGAAATATGGGAAGACCTGCATTAATAAATAGAACAGGACAATTTTCAAATAGTGCTAGACTTTTAAGTTTAAGAGACACAGGAAAAACATTAACAGGTGAATATACTTATACTTTAACAGGTGGAGGACAAAGTAAAAATAAAAGAGGAGTTTACTCAACTTTTGAAAATTTAGGCACAAAGCAATGGCCTAGAGGATACAATCCAAAACCTTTAATAGCTAAGAGCATAAGAAACTTAGCATTAAAGTATACAGAAAAAAAATTTACACTTAGGAGAGTATAATGGCATACAGAACACAAAGAAAGAAAATAGCCGAAGCTCTTGTTAACAAATTTAAAGAAATTGACGGGAACCATCCTTTTAATTCAAACATATTTAATAATGCTGATTCACACTTAGTATTCTTAGATGAAATACAACAATACCCAAAAGTATGTGTTGTAGCGGGGGATGAGATACGACAGTATCAGCCCGGTGGATTTAAATGGAGATTTCTAACATTAACAATCAGGGCATATGTAGAAGATGCAAATGACCCTCAAGAAGTTTTGTCACTATTACTTGAAGACCTCGAAAGAGTAATTGACGATAATGACATACTAGTGTATGACGATACAGTATCGCCAAACCTACAAACAACATCTATAACTATTCAATCAATAGGAACAGATGAGGGAGTAATATCTCCTTTAGGTATAGGCGAAATGGTACTCGAAATACGATATTAGGAAACAGGTAAAGCAGAAAATTCTAGCTAAACCCTTTCCAAAGTAAATATAGGAGATAAGCAAAATGGCTTTAAATCTATCAAGAAATACCTCGGTATTCGTCTCAACTGGTAATGGAGTACACGCAAGCGGTGGTTCAGTATTAAGTGTGGACGGGTTCACAGGAGGTTCAGGACATGCTGTAGGAGATGTTCTTACTTTAGGTACAACTTCTGGAAGCGGAACAGGATTAAAAGTAGTAGTAAATGCTGTTAATTCAGGAGCCGTAACTTCAGTAGCACTTATAAATAACTTTAGAGGAACAGCTTTCGTAAATAATGAAACTGCAACTCAAACAGCATCAACAGGTACAGGTACATCTTTTGCACTAGTTGTAGATGGAGTTAGCGCTCTAACTGCACAAGGAAGCAGATTACCTACAGGACTTTTTAAAGGTAATGGCACAGATGCAAATACCTTCAAATTAGGTGTGTTAGACGGATATAGTTTCTCACAGGGTAGTGATGCTACTGATGTAACAATTAGTGAAGCAGGTGCTGCTCCAAATAGAGGCTCAAAAAGATTCAATGACTCTTTACCACCAGCAGAATGGTCTTTCCAAACTTATGTAAGACCTTTTAAACATGGTACAAACAGTCACAGATCAAGTGGTACTCATGATATGGTAGAAAATATTCTTTGGGCTGCAATTGCAGGTAAAGATATTACTGGAGGTTCAGAAAGTGGAACTTCAGCTACTGCGGTAACTTGTGATGCAACAGATGCTGATGTATCTTTCGCAAGGTCAGACCATCATGAATTATTGAAACTTTCAATATTCTTTGCATTAGAAAACACAACATACAGACTAAATGAGTGTCAAGTAAACCAGGCAGAAATTGACTTTTCAATTGATGGTATCGCTACTATCTCTTGGTCAGGAAATGCAACAACAATTGACCAAGTAAGTACAGCAGTGGAAGATCCATCAAAAGCTATAACAGTTGTTACTGATGGAACGGAAACAATAAGTTCAGCAGCTACTTATACTGAAGCGTATAACTACGTAGATACTACTGCACCAAGTGATGGCGATTATTTAAGAAATAAACTATCAACTCTAAGCTTGACGCATACAAAAAATGCTTCAGGTATATTAGAAGTTGGAGCATCAGATAGTACAACTACTTATGATATTAATATCACAGGTGGCTCACTAACTATTGCTAACAATATTACTTATGTAACACCAGAAACTTTAGGTCTTGTGGACGTTCCAGTAGGATCTTTCTCAGGAGCTAGACAGGTTAGTGGTTCTTTAACTATGTATTTAGATACTAAAGCAAATGGTTCTAACTCGTTACTATCTGACTTAACAGCAGCTACTGACTTAGTTAACAACGCATTTGATATGAGTCTATTTATGGGCGGCGGGTCTTCTTCTACTCCAGTAGTTGAATTTGACTTACCAAAAGCTCATTTACAGATACCTACAATTGAAACAGCAGATATTATTTCAACAACTGTTGAATTTGCTGCTCAAGGTACGGACTTATTAACAGGGGATGAGATGACAGTTAAATATAAAGGTTTAACAAGTCATTCTGATTCTACTTATACTACAGACGTCACTGTATAACAATGACAGCGTACAATCTACTTCGAGAAAGTAGTGTACACATCGTACACAATGGGAGTCGTTATTTAATTAAAACGACTCCTGAAGTGTCGTTCTCACAAACATTCGCGGAAGATGCATACGAAGTAAAGACTTTGCACGATCAGACAAAGATGTTTCAGGGAACAACTATAACAAAAGCAAATCCTGCGAACTTTAGTTTTGCAGTTCATCTAACTCAAGAGAAAGATGAATCAATCGTAAAAAGTCTTCTAACAGATTACGACACAAGTAATGGAGAACAATTATTAAAATCGTTTGACTTATATATCGTAACTGGAGAAAGCACCTTCAAATTAGAAGGTTGCGTAATTACTCAAGGAGAGTTTAATTTAGCGAAAGGCTCCCCACTTATATTAAATGTAAGTGGAGCAGCTAAAAAGCTAAGTAGAGCGGGAAATGCTAGTTATTCGCTTCCAGGTTCTCTGGTAAGCGCCAGTTCAACTAGAACTCCCACCCTATCACTTATAGATGTAGAAGTAGATTCAGTAGATGTACCGAATCTTGCCGCTACAACTTTACAAGTGCAAAACAATATCAATTGGACTCCTTTTGAAACATTACAAAATAGTTTGTCGGTTACTAATGCAGGTAATGCAATGTACCCCACAACTTATACATTAGGAGATAGAGTAGTAAGTGGAAATATTACACAGTACATAACAAGTAATAATTCTGCTACTTTTCAATCATTTGATACTTCAGCAAATGTAGGAATTAAAACAATAGTAAATAATTCCAACTTTTTAAACGCCAATCTTACAGGTTGCATGTTTACAAAAAGAGGCACTGTTGCTGAAGCTTACACGCAGACAATTGATTTTAGATTAGTCAATAGTCCCGCAAATTTAGGAACCATTATAACATATTAGGAGAAAATAAATGGATTTAAAATCGTTACTGGTAGACAGTAAAACTACTTGGGTAGAATTCCCAGGATTAGATGGATTTGAAGTAGAACTTGCAAATTTATCAAGAAAAGAATTAGTAAACTTAAGAAAGAAGTGTACTTCAAACAAGTTCAATAGAAAAACAAGAGCATTTGAAGAATCTTTAGACGATGAAAAGTTTGTAAAAGAATTTTCAGATGCAACTGTAAAAGGTTGGAAAGGATTAAAACTTTCATATTTAGAAGATTTAATTTTAGTCGACTTAGAAAATCAAGACTTAACAAAAGAAATGGAGTATACCATAGAAAATGCACTGGTACTTGTAGAAAATTCTTCTGAGTTTGACAATTGCCTCAACGAGGTAGTCTTTGATTTAGAAAACTTTCGTAGTAAACAATCAGGAAAAAATAAAAAAGAGACTGGAAGTATACCTTAACAATAAAAATATAGGTATGACTAAAGATCAGTATCTCATGATGTGTGAGCAGACTGGTCAAGAAATCGACTGGGATAAGTG